ATACGTCAGAATCGCCTCTTTTGACAAATCCCCCGCCACGCCAGCCGCCGACGGCATTACTGTGACATAGATTTCTTTGACCCCCCCAACAGCGGTGAAATCCGCTCCATTTGTTGCGCGAGCATACGTTGTATTTAAAGCGTTGAGTCGCCGAGTGTGCCCTTCCCCAGCAATCCCGTGAATGACCAGCTCCGCGCCGGAGAGGCTTTTATTAGGGACTAAAGTTCCAGAAATGCTATCTTCCGTAAAGACTTGTACTGTACCTTGTGATCCAAAACTGTTGGACATATTCACTCCTTATTTGATTTCACAAGCCCACACTTTGGCCTGATGGGGGTTGTTGAATTCCTGTACAGAAGATAGTTTGTCAGTTGCCATTTAATTTACTCCTTATTTTGTTCCACAAGAAAAACCCTTGGCCTGATCGTGATTGTCGAATTCCGGTCCTTTATTGCTCTCAAAACCAGACTTGTCGGATTGAACCCTGAAAGTGATGGCCGGGACTCCGCTCAATCGCCAGCCGATGTGTGTTTGCAAGAACGATTTCTTCACGGTGGAGCCTGACCAGCGAATCATAATTCCGATGTAGAACGGCAGCATCAGACGTAAGAAGAAAACGCCATTATAATATAACGATACTGTCCTTTTTTTTCCCAACGAGACAGTGAGATGGGTAAAGTCGGGTGCGCCTTTCCCGCATCCCCATTGAACAGCAATCAACGGGACGATGCATCGTGGAGAAAGGGTGAGTTTTTCGGTTAGTCGGTTAAAGATCATCTGAGTTTCATCCGCCAAATGTGTTATGAATTATGTGAGTGCGTACAAGGCCCAATTACAAGATATATTTCCGCTTGCGAATAAAAATCTGATATGGTCGGTATCTTGTGCGGCATAGCGTGTCCCGCCTCCATTTGCTCCAACGAACTCTTCTCCCGCCGATTGGTATTCATAATCCCATTTAAAATGTGGTTTCAACGCGGCGTTGTTAGGATGAAATACGGTAAGCGTTACATTTCCACTTCCCGCTGATCCTTGTCGCATGTTCGCCCCGGAGCTTGGATTTAAGATAATTTTAGCATCCGCATTATTGACTGTAACCAAAGCTCCCGTTACGGTACGGGCACCGGAAGATACCCATTTATAATCGGTGGCACCTGCGTTATATGACACCCCGGAATCGGTCGAGACACGAAGATACAAATCCTGATCGTCGGAACTAGATATTAAACTATCCAGTACCACTTCAAAATTAGTCCCGTAGGAATAATAAGGAGTAATGTCTATGTCGAGCGTCGCCGCCGCTGAAGCTGTTCCAGACGCAACTTTCTTGTACCCTATTTTTTGATCTGCTATTGGATTTCCGGTTTTCTTCCTGGGATGTACGGTAAAGACTGTGGTGGATTTGGCTCTGAGTAATACTCTATCCCCGGCTTCCGCCGCCCAATTCGCATCTCCATCCACTTCAAGATTAGCGTTATCAGTAAAGACATGGGAGGAATCACAGTAAAGTTCGACTTCCGCACCCGCTTGGGGAGCATCGGCAAAGTCGGTGAATGTGAATGGGCCTCCCGTGGGGGTAAAGTAATTTCCACTAGACCAGATGTTCAATGTCGAGGCGTGTCCGGCAGACGTTCCGCTGGCGTCGATAATAGACTTCCCGGACATGGTGAGGGTGCCGGAATGGGTATAATCTTCGGCTGTCTTGAAGGCTTTGGAATGTCTGGCCTTATTTGATACGAGAAAACCATTTGCCGCCGCATTAACGATAACTCTTAATTCTTGCAGAGATAGAATCGTTATGTTTGCGGCTGTCTCGTTAATGGTATTTCCGCCCGTGGTTCTCGCCAGTGTGACGCTGTTGGAAGCATCTGTAGAGATAATATCGCAAAACCATCCCGCCGTTAATGTTGCGGCATCGGATAATGTCAGCGTAACTCCTGAACCGGAGACTTGGATTACCTTGTTAAAATGGGTTGAATCTAAAGTGGTATTGGTAATTAAAGCCGTGGGGCCGACATTGAAATGAGTCGTAAGTTTGGAATCTATGTTTTCAATGGCTGTCTTGAGGGGAGTAGATAACTTTCCTTTTACAGTAGAATATTTTACTTTATTCGCTTCTGATACTGTTCCGTCATCACTGGGAGGCGTTGCATCCCAACCACTGATTGTTTCTGTAGTGTACTTGCTGCCCACGATGGACTCCTATATAATGTTTTAAATGAAGCCCGTTCTTGATTTAACAGGCAGACGATTCCAGCGCCTAATAGTATTAAAGCAAGCAGGAATGATTAGAAAAGGTGCAGCTTGGTTATGCCGTTGTAATTGCGGCATTGAACTTATTGTTGATGGTAGAAATCTACAAAGCGGTAATAGCAAAAGCTGCGGTTGCCTTCGCATAGATAAAACACGAGAACGTTCTATCACTCATGGAAAATCCCATACTCGTACATGGGAGCTTTGGCAAGCTATGTTAGATCGCTGCCATTATAAAAAAGGTATCCAATTTCGTGACTATGGTGGCCGTGGAATTACGGTTTGCCATCATTGGAAGAAATTTGAGAATTTCCTAGCTGACATGGGAGAAGCTCCCAGTAAGATGTCAATCGAACGGGAAAACAATTCGAATGGTTATTCTCCCAATAATTGCAAATGGGCTACTCGTACTGAACAAGCTAACAATAAACGCAATAACAAGCGTATTACATTTAATGGAAAGACCATGACTGTTGCTCAATGGTCTATTGAAACAGAAATTCCATACCACACCCTTTACCAGAGATTATTTAGATATGGATGGCCTTTTGATAAAGCGTTAAAATTGTAGTACCGATGGCACATCTCCTTATTCCTGATTAATATCTTGTTGGTTCATGGGTAGCCTTCCCGCCTGATAAGCAGTAATACCTGTGCCTCTGGCAATGGGAGCAGTTCTCCCTATCTGTCCAAGCAAGACACTCAATTCACCTATCAATCTGGGAGAAGAAAGCGGAATCAATGCGGCTAATTTCGGACTAGCTAAAGCCGCCAATCCACCACCTAAAAGAGTAAACATGGGGCCAATGCGGTGTGACCAGGGAGATTTAAACAAAAGACCCGAAGCCGCTCCTGTTACATTACCTCCGCTTTTATCCATCGTTTCCAATAAAGATTTCCTAAATGTATTATCTTCCCGGATGGCGGTAATGAGTTTTCGGATAGCCGTATCTGAAGCAGCTTTCCCACCTGCCATGCTTTTTAATGAAAAAGCCTTTTCTATATCATTGATAACTTCGCTGGATTTCGCATATTCCTTAACCATGTCGGCATAATCTGGAACCGCTGAAATGATCTTGTCTTTTACGGCTTTCTCTAAGTTGGAGACCATAGCGCGGGAATTTCGATTGGTTGAATAATAATCGCCAATGCGTCTTTTCAAAACATCCAGCATGGCCGGAGTATTGTCTCCGGCCTTACTCCCCCATTCTTGTACCATGTTATAAATATCTTTAACTTCATTGGCCGCTGTTCCCGTAACCGTGGAACGACTGAAATCCAATTCTCCGTTTACTTTTTTAACATTGAACCTTTTTAACCAGTTATTAGCCAATGACTTAATATCATTAATAGGAATTTGTTGTGTGGCATTTTTAAGATTGGACAATTTGCTTTGATAAGCCAAGCGACGAGATTCTTTTATTGAATCTAAAGCATCCGTGGCATTTTGAAGAACTTGTGATTCAGGAACATTACCGCGCATGGCGTCTTTGAATTCTTTGCTTCCTTTTATAGCTTCCCCAACGGCTTTGTAACCAGCCGAAGTCGTCATGCCAGTCCCCCATTGATAAGCATGACCAGCCACCTCCTTCACGGCTTTACCGGGAAGATAAAGAGGATTCGTTACTTTCGATACGGTAGAAAGCGGTTTTGCTAATCCTGTTCCACGTGTTAATCCGGCTCCTAATCCAGTTAAGACTGACACATCAGCGGCAAATCCTACTGGATCGGTTTTGATGGTTTCACCAATATTTCTTATCCCACCATAGCGTTCTTTATAGAACTGCCCAACAGCACTAGCGGCTTGTTCTGCTTGTTGTGAATATAACAATGGATTTCCTGATGTTTTAAAAGACTCAGGAGCAAGAAGATTTTGTAACCCACCAGCGGCAACATTAAGTAAATTACTACCTGTTTGAAGAGGATGTGCTACTGTTTGTGTAATTCCAGATATAAAACGTCCGGCACTTTCAGGGATATTACCGATAGTTTCAAGAATAGGATTCTGATTCTGTTGTATCGTTGGCGTTGTTTTAGTTGTTCCTAATTTAATTTGTAAGGCAGCAAAGGCTTGTTCAGGAGTAGCATCATCCGGGCCTTCGATGGTATGAATCTTCCCGTCCGGCCCCTCGAAATCGAATGATTTCATTTAGTTCTTGATCCTTTATAAACAAAACCACCGGGTAATGTGGGCTGTTTTGCGGTTGGTTCCTGACCAGCCTTTTGATTAGCACGTTTTTCTGCTAGATCAAGATACCTTTGTACTTCCGCCCATGCTTGTCTAGCCGCTGGAGCGGATTGTTTGGTATTGATAGCTCTTGTATAGGCTGCCGTGACTTTCTTTCCTTCCGCGTCCGATAATTGACCAAGCCCCTTCATCTTCTGTATTGAAATCTCGAAAGTAGCGGCTTCTAATTGAGCACGTCTGGCTTCTGAATTTGAAGCCTCCGTCCCTGGAATATAAACACTTGGACTGATCTTTCCAGAAAGCCCGTAAATCGTGTCGAATCCTTTGGAATTTACTAATCCGCTTACTCCTTCACGCATTTTGTTAATTTCATCCAGATTCGAGCCTAAATCAACTTGAGCTTGTGCTTGAGCACCGGCTTTGACTTCAGCGGCTTTCTTTCCACCTTCAATGGCGGATTTACCAGTTACTTCACCGCTCAATGTGGAAAGCGGAATTACAGGAAGTCCCGTGACAGTCGGGGCCATGCTAGGCACACCGCCAATATCGGCAATACGATAACCCTGACGTTTCAGTTCCAGGAAACGTGCTTGATCTGCTTTAGGTAGAGCATTATAGAAATTCCATTCTTTAACGGCCGATGGGTCTGGACCACCACTTGTTTCACGCATCTGCTTTTCAATAGTTGACAGTTTCCCGGCAGATTCGGTTAGTCCGGCTCCAATCAATTCAGGAATGGCTTGTCCATAATTGGCTTTCTGGACGGGAAGTAAAGTCTCGCCGGGACGGGTTGGGCCGAATTGTTCTTGAGTTCCGAAGTAACGAGCGATGATTCCTTTTTCCGTGCCTTGCAAAGTAGAGGCTTTCTTGTATTCATCGAAGGCACTAGCGTATAGTCCGGCTGATAATTTATTACGTCTCATCAATTTCTTTACTTGATCTTCGTTTAATTGCCCCGTTCTAATGGCGTCCAGATTACTCAATAATTTACGTTGGTCATTCGGGCTTCCTGGATCAAGACCAACTTGGCCTGTAAGTTTTTCCATGAAACCGCGTTCTTCAGGGAGCGAGTCCACATATTTAGCAAATGAAGATGTTTGTGATTCTTGTGGTAAATCCCGCATAGATTTAATGTCAGATCGAAGTCCGGCCATTAGTCTGTTCCCGGTTTACGTTTACCACCGAATTCAAGGCCGAAACCAGAACTGCTACTTTTACCAGTAGCCGTTCCTTGCTGTTCCATTCCAAGCCCCAGAGAAGCTAATTCTTGTTGAAGCCTCTGTTGTGCTATTTCATTGGAGAATCCATTTATATTCTGTTCTACCTGAATTTTTCCTATCAAGGCATTGAGCATGTCTTTATCAAGGCCAGTGATAGCTGAAAGACTTTCAGCATTGGCAATCGCGGAGGCATCACCAATCTGTCTGGCCGTGTCGAAGTCGAGATTGGAAAGAGCTTGATTGGCGAAAGAAGAACCGCCCATCTGTCTTAAACCCAAGTCGCTTTGTAATGCCCCTAGTCTGGTAGCCCCTGCTTGAGCGACGGGATTAACTCTGGCTTGGATATAAGGACTTTGATTTGAGACTAACTGATTACGAATCCCCATTGTATTGGTTTGGTAATCATTAAATCCCTGACTCAAATTTCCCAACATTCCACGACTTCTGCCAAGGGCTTCTTCCTGCAAAGTTCGTATAGAAGGATCAAGATTAAGTTTAGTCCCACTCCAACTTGAATAGCCCGTGTTCGTGAAATAAGGACGACTGGTGGATTGTTGGCTCAGACTTTCTTTTTTACTGCCAAATCCTAATTTTCCTGACATTTCAATTTACCTCTGACAGAATAGATATATTCATCCCCACGGGGGTCTCCGTTGATAATCTTTCCAACATAAAATAACACTCCATATTCCTTGCATTTGTTATGTAAAGCCATGTCTTTTTCCAAAGATTTGACGATGCAAACTCCGATCTTTTTGTATCTGACCATTTGATAGAAAGCGACTTGTGACCTCAGTTTGTTCCTGATCGAAGCCCACGGAAAATATTCACAATGCGGTTCTATTCTCCAGCCGTCTCCGATAATGGATACGAAGGCTATCGGGCCTTTATGGGATTCGTAAGACTCATTTACATCTTCCGCCATCCACAATTCATGGGATTGGGTCAATTTCTCGACTTCGGTGGCGAAGTCGAACTGCTCCAAGTCTCTAGGCAGTTCATGGAAACAACCATTCTGATAAGCGGCCCACAAAATACCGATGTCTTTGTGATATTTGTCACCATCGTAGATTTGCAAAGGCCGGAAGTAAGGACGGCTTTTTCGAAATAGCCGGTCCCGCTTGTCTTTGGTCATTTACACCTTTAATTTCATTATGTCGAATAGTTGTACACTCTGAACAGTAAGACTGACATAAAAACCAGGCCCACGACCGACAGGTGAAAAACCTTTAGTCGAAGTCCGTTGGCTTAATTGAAAACCTGTATTGAAGTAAAAGAGACCGCCGAAATAAGCTGATCCTCCGAAATAAGAAGCTGTATCTCCAGTCCCCGGTCCGTCTAACGGGACGGTGCAACGATTGATTGCATAATCATCGGCCCATTCAAAGTCCATCAATAGATCACAATCTGCGATTCTTCGGTATTCAATCCTTCCCCGAAGTCTCATGGTATTCGTGTCCAGACCTTCAATGTCATCTACATATCGAGACTTACGATTAGTCTCGATAGTTTCCGATCCACCATCTCCAGAACCTCCTGTACCATCCATCTGGTATATATTCCCAGATGAATCGCCCCAATAGACGTAGTAATTATCGCCACCGGGCTGTCTTATATAAGCTGGCCCATTGGTTGAAAAACTGGATGTATGGCCTGTTTTATACAAAGACCAAGGAGAAAACTGAGTCCCTAACATCTCTTTGAACAGGACAAGAAGTTTGTTAGAACCAGCGAAGAAATAAACTCTCTGTCTGGACTGATCGTAAATCGTCTGACAATCCGTGAGACCTGAGACGGTCGTTCTGACGAATCTGGACAAGTCGTCCGTCTTAACGTCTCCGAAGTCGGCGGTTGACCTTACCGATTCGATCACGCCGTCTTTCTTCATGTAAACAACATCATCACCGATGTTTACTAATGTCTCGGTTCCAATGGCCGAAGACCCAGCGTAATAGGAAACCCAAGCAAAAGTAGCGGTCGTCGTTCCTGACAGTTTCCAAAGTCTTCCGCCTTCGGTCGAAATGATTAATTCGCCATAAAACAAAGCCACGCCGTTAATAGGGCGAAGGTCGGGAGTCAGCATGTAAAATGCTTCATTACCCGTGGCAAATGTCCCTGAGACAGCCCTTTGAGTCGTATCGTAACTTTCAGGGTTTTCAAATGCCGAAGCGACCAATAAATGCGGGGTCGCACTACCAGTCGTGACATTAAACAACCAAACTCGTCCTAAATGGACAACCCCGTATTTTGCGAATAGTGAAGCACCAAGACCTGTTGTTAGAGTGGTGAAAGAAGTCCCATCCCATTTTTTAACGACCGTGGATTTGGTTATGTCGGTAATGACAGAATAACCACCTAACGCCCAAGTCGTGCCTCTTAATTTACTTCCTGAAGCGACCGTCCCTTTGGAAGTGAAGGTCGAAGTCCCATTCCAGAGATAGACTGTATCTCCAGATTGAACTAGAGTCGTTTCGGTATCGTCATTCTTGATAAGCTGAATAAAACCGTTTATCGAAGCCGCGTTTGTCGCGGTTCCTAACAGGTCGAAAGGCTTGCGAGGATTGAAATGAGTATTAACTGACCCTAGTTCAAAATTATACCCAGAAATACAATCTTGAGGGTTTACAAGACTAACGTCCTGTTCGTTAAGTCCACCCTGAAAGGTCAATTCCGCCATTAGTAATAACCATGTCCGTAGTATTTAGACGGGTTAGTAGGTCTTAAAAGACTGTAAAGACGAGTTTTGGCATTTTGATAAGTCGCGTCTTGAGTCAAAAGACCTTGCGGTTGATTGGAGATCATGAAAAAGAACCGCCTCGCGGCGGCTTGAATGAAAGCATTGGCTTCAATCGTGTTATGAAACGGTAACGTATCGGTTGAATTGGTAACAGAAACGTCTTTTTCATAATCGTAAGACAGTGAACGATTGTTAAAACTGGAATCTGGTACGTTGAAAAACGCGACTTTCTTGGTAGTCGTATCTTCCCAATACCACCAAGTCGGTGCTCCTGAGTCGGTGGCATAAGTATAAATCTGGTCTTTCAGAAGATTCTCACCACCTGTATATTCGTAAATCCTGACATTCCGGGTGGAGTCGTAGAAGGAAGGATTGTCCCCAAAAAATCTGACAAAATCCGAGGCAAGTGCGTATGTCCTTGTCCCTGTGAGAAGCGTTACCGTGTCAGAAGTCTTTTCATAAGAAATAAGACGATCAGACACGATCTCCGATAATTCATCCTGAATCGCTATCTGAGCAATTTGAATATCAGCGGAATGTTGGGTATCTGAAAATGTCGTGATGGCGTCATCGTCACCGCGTAACACGCCATTAATTCTAAGCAGACGATTAACCCCTGTTATGAAATCCATATATTATATTTCCTAACATTTTCTGTTGCCGTAAGTATTTGTAAATTGTTTTCAACATGAAGACCGCAAACATTTTTCCCACATAAAGGAACATCATGATCCACATGATGTTTTATATTTTTACTTATTGTCAGTTCCTGAGCTTTTTTATAAATCGAAACTATCTTTTCTATATCGGCCCATTTTGGGGTGGCATTTAATTTTGTAGCTTCTCGTTTTGCCACCCATGCAATAACGCGATGCTTGTTTTTAGAACGCCATTTTTTAATTCTGGCATCTTCTTTTTTCTTCCATTCAGGATCGCCTTGTCGTTTAGTGCTTCTTGATTCTGAACGTTTTATTTTATGTTTATGCCATGATTCTTTGCATTTTTCTTTAAAATATTCTCTATGTTCTTGAAAATAACGTTCACCATAAGCAAGAACTTTATTTCTATTTCTTACATAGTATTCTCGCGTATTTTTCCTGAATTTTTCAGGATCAGAATCATATCTATTTTTAGCTGATGCTTTCATACATAATTTGCACCAACGCTGTTTACCGTCTGGCGTATCTTTACATCCATCATAGAATTCATCTGATGGCTTATTTGTTTTACATTTAGAACAAATTTTCATTCTCTTATTTTAAGAGAAATGGGGCCAGTTTCCCAGCCCCATTTAACTACTGCTGATTACTTATATAATGGATTTAGCCAACGTATGTACCTTAACAATCCATGTTCCATTCAATATTTTCGACGCATGCCACGCCTTCCAAGCGATAGACCCGACTTCATCAAACATATCCGCCACACCCGAAGAACCGGGTTTCTTGTGGATAAGCATGACGGCCTGCTCTTTCTTCTCGTACATCTTGTTGACACCATCGGAATAAGCAACTCCCAGACCGATAGTACCAATGGCTTCCTTGCCATAAATATACGAAGTATAAACGTCATTTTCATCCGCAGACGTTGAAGAAGTAGCGCGGAATACACTGGAAGTCGATGTCGTCGCGGCAGCGGTCTGAATCGGGGCGATTTCAGACATGACCCAACGGACACCATTGATGGCACCAAATTCACCCACCAAGGTCTCGGTATATCCACCGTACTGCTCCACACCGATGAATCCGGTGAGTTGGCGAATATCTTCCGCTACGTCTGGGTGACAGATACCATGAAATGACGAACGTACCGTAGCGGTATTGACGTTAGTGGAACCCGTGCCTTGAGGGTG